CAGAATCTTGAGTGGCAAGTCGTGCCATCATGTCTTCGTCTGTTTCCTCTACCTCTCTGGCAGGGATAAAATCTTGTCCGGCGTAGGGTCCGGCGGGGTCTTGGTTGTTTATTTCTTTATCTTGTGCTAGCAGCCGCATCTCGTCTTCTTGGCTTTGAATTTGTACGCCTAGGGATGGGTCAACAATTGCAGGCAAAGCTGCAGCAATACCCGTACCAACCCTCACAGCTAAACCAACTCCTTCTATAGCCAAGTCCCGTGCCATTGCTGCGCCAGCCCCTTCGGGGTCGCGAGCAGCTTCGTAAAGACCCGTTCCAAATAGAGCAGCCCCACCCGCTTGAAGAGTTCTTTTAGTTAGGCTATCGACTAACTCCGAAAAACTAAACCCGTTCTTTTTTAAGTCATCTTCTAATTCTAAAGATGCTGCACGAGGAGCGTCTTCACCTGCAGGACTTAACTTATCCCGCTCGTCGGCTCGTATCGCTTTAGTTTTCTCTTCCCTCTGAACCTTGGCACGGATTGCTGACTCATCTAGGTCACCCATCTCCGCTTCGAGTTTCAGTCGCTTTGCTTCTGATTCCGTAGCACTTAGCTTTAGTTCCTGACTACGAGCTTCACGAACATCTTCCATCAGGTCGAGGTCGGCATCTGTCAGGGTCCCTTGAACCTGTGTGCCAACAATCTCTGCACCCTTTGGTATAACAGCTAGTTTGGGGGAGCCACTGCTAGTCAAGCCCTTGGCTTCCACATTCATGGATGCAGGTAGTTCGTTGAGGGTAGATAAACCTAGCACCTCTCCATACATGTTCTGTAAAGCACGAAGGGCTTGTTTGGCTGTTGTTCCTTCACCCGTAATAATCTGAGATGCGTAGTGCTTACGAGTGATGGCTTTCATACCGTCGATAGTTTCATCGAAGGTTGTGTGTCCCATGATTGCACTGGCTTCAGACTTGTAGCCTAACTCGTTTGCAATGATAGATGGGATAATCTTACGAATGTCAGAAGCACCCGCAACTTCTCTACCCATATCTTTTGCAAAGGGTTTGAAGCGGGGACCAATACCATCTGGTGCTTTGACAGCAGCAGACATCCTATTTACAAAACTAGCTGTAGCCTTCTTAGGGTCCGTGACATCCTTGCCCAAAAATAAGTATTCTCTGCCCTCTGCTCTAGCAGTGTCAGCGGCATCTCGTAGTATCTCCAAACCTACTTCTGGTAGGTCGAGTTCATTACGAATTTTATTAACATTCCGGTAGGCTTCTTTGAACGCGCCTGTTTCGAAATCTATGTCGTCTAGCTTAATACGGGCAACCTCGCCCGGACGTAAGGGGACCAGTGCATTAAAAGCAACTGCAGACCGTACCATAGGGTCTTTAATAGATGCCACACCATCTGTCAAGGCTTTTAGGGATTGCCTTGCTTCGGGAACCCCTTTGAATGCTTTTGTACGTCTAGCTTGTCGTGCTTTTGCAAGAAACTCGCCATCGACTTTTATTTTTCTAGCTTGACCACCTTGTCCAAAAACATTTGCAAAGGGAGCAACCTTACCCTCTTCAGTATACGAACCTATTAAGCGTTCCTGTGTAGCTAGTAGTTCTGTAAAGTGTGCTTCCGAACCCACATCATTTAGCTTTATAAGAAACTCTTTGTTGGCAAGGCTTGTCCACTTATCGCTCAACTTAACGCCAGCAGCTTCAATAGCTTTTCTCATAGATGCTGAAGCCTTGCCTCTTAAATCGAGAGCCTCTGCTACTGTGATATTTTTATTTACTTCTGCCATCTAGTATCCAAACGTAGCATCATAGGGCTGAAAGGCTTGGTCTTTGATGCCCTGCAGTTGTTTGTGTATTGAAGTGTATCCGCTGGTTCGCGTCATAACCATATATCGCAACGCATCGTAGGCATGGTCCTCTGCTCGCGTGTCAACATCTTCGCTATTAGTTTTGGAGAGTGGAATGCCTGATAACTGTGCAATGATATGCTTACAAGTGGAAAAGATTCTCATACGGGGTTCTTTAGAGTGGGGGTCGTCAGCAAGCCGCCTGTGCAGTTCCATTTTTCCTTGTAGACGATTGCGGTCGGATGGAGTCCACCTAACCCCGGCCCTCATCATAGTCTCTGCGATAGAAGGGCCGAATCCTGTTCTGTTCCAGCAGGAAGAGTCTAGGACCGTATAATGAGGTAGCGGGTCTAACTCTTCACATTCTAATATTTTATCAGCTAATTGCTCTGCTGTCAAGTGTTTTACGTAAAGTTCGCGATAAATCCAAATATTGTTATCCCAATCAATAGCACCCCACAGGACACACGACGGCGACGAGTAGCCGTAGTCGGCGGCACGTATGCGGGGCCAGTTCGTGGGAAGCTCAAAATGTTCGACCACATGTCGTACCCTCGAAAACTCTGGGAAGGCCGCTCCCTCTGCCACATCCCAGTCCCCTTCTAGGAGTCGTCTACGCTCGACATCCGGGAGTGACCGAAGCATGGCCTCGTATTGACCGTCTGCCATCAGGAAGGGGTTGTCAGTCAACCTCGCGGGGATAAACTTGCGGTAGAATAGGGGTTGACCTGCTTTTGGATGATTGTCAGGCCACACAAAGGTACGGCCTGTTTCTAAGTCTTTAGCCCCGAACGCCTTGTTCTGTTCGTGGGCATCAATGTACATCTTCTTTACCCACCAGCCGCCAACACCACCGGGGTTTGCTGTGCAGCGCATGGTCAGGTTCTTCTGTAGTTCAGGGTCCGTCGAACGGAGACGAGAACGAAGATAGTCCCAGACGTAGCTGCTGGGGTACTGTGTTATTTCGTCTATGCCAATCCAGTTAAACGCCTGTCCCTGAAAACGAGTGACATCCTTATCTCTGTCGAGATAGGTGAACCACATGGTTGCACCGGACGGAAAGACCCACGTTGATTTGGACTCTCTAAAGTGTGCGCCGGGAAATGCCTTGGGGTATAGCTGCTTCGACTTGTCGATGAGTTCCGTTAGTTCGTCGAGCGTTCGCCGGAGAAGAAGGCCGCGATGATTGGAATTATGGCAATAGCGTAGGGGGTCAGCAAGTAGAGCAAATGACTTGCCACCGCCAGCGGCCCCGCCATAAAGTACATCCTGTTCGGAAGCCGAAAGAAAGTCCTCTTGAGGTCCTTCATTAGGTTTGAAAATGACAGGGGTATCATCTATTAGGTCCGTTACGGCTTGGGGTAATACGTCTAGGTCTGAGGTGTCTACCACACGGGTCTTGTTTCCGTTTAGGGCATTCTCTACATTCTTGGCTGCGCTGGTCAGGTCACGAACCTTGCGACGGTTCCGGGCTGTCTTCACATCCTGCTTGACCTGCTTCTTCTTGGCATTCTTCAGTTTCATCTGTACAGAACGCCGCGCACGTTCCCGGTCACTCATGTTGTGAGTTGTTTTGGGTTCGCCGGGTCTTTTCTTAGGTCTGCCGACCTTGCCTAGGTCTTCTGGGTTCGGGGGGACTAGGACTCTTTTGCGTGGGGCCACGGGCTAGTCTTTCTCTTGACTGCCTGATGCTTTGCGACCACGAGTTTCTTTCGGTGCAATTCCGGGTTTTGATTTTGGAACACGCATTCCCAACTCTGTATTGTATCCCTTGCTTGCGCCGGGAAAGTCCAAGTTGGTTTTATACTGGTTTGCTTCAGCCCTGCGTTTTGCCATAGTTGTTTCTTTTTTGTTTTTGATATTAAGCAGAGGCTGTTTGACTTTTGCATAGGTTTCTGAATCAAACTCTCTAAGTCGAACATTCTTATTAAGAAGAGTGTTTCGTGACTTACCTTTTGGTACAGCAGCAATATTTTGATTCTCTTTAATCTTAGCGTAAACCTTTTTTTGTTTGTCGTTAAGAGCCTCTACTTCAGCCGCAGTTATCTTACGAAAACCTTCGTTAAACTTGCCCCTGTTTTTATCGTTTTCATCTAGTGCCATATCCCTAATCCTTGTTTCCTTGGGCCTTGCGACCACGACACGGTTTCATCTTCTTCACGCCGCCCTTGGGAGTGCCATAGCGGTAGCCGCGAACCTTACCGCCCTTGGCTTTGGCTTCTTCTTGTCTTGCGTCTTGTATCTCGCTTTTACTCAAACCAGCTTCTATCTCTTTTATTCTAGCAAGTAGGGGTGCTACTGCATCTCTAAAAGAAGTTCCTTCTGATGGTCCCTCTTCTCGAATCTGG